CCGCCTCTGTAGCGACATCGAGCAGGTGATCTTCGTCGTGGAGAATCCACGTCAGAACGCGCCCGTCGTGGTGGCGCTCAATGATCTGTAGCGGTTTCATGCTGCACCTCCAATCAGATAGCGATATGCGGCCTCGATGGCCTCGTCATCCTCGACCTCAAGCCCCGACTGATATACCTCCATCGCATAGTTGCGCACGTCTGCTTCATCCCATTTCTGGATGTCGTTCACTAGGGCTTCAATCATTTCGTCTCTGTTCATCAGCTTTCTCCCTCAAGTGTGTGTTCGATCAGGCTGCGTATGCGCAGGTACTCGGCATCGGTGATGTCGAGCTGATCCATGATTTCGTCCGGCACACACGCAGTTGCGATGCGTGCGAACTCCACGATGTAGATCCAGTCGTTCTCGGTCATCACATTTCCCCCCAACCTGCGCTGCGTAGCCATGCGTTGTCGGCCTCAGCGTTGCGCTCTTGCCGCTCGATCTCGGCCATCGCACGCTTGTCGGACGCGCATTGGTCGCAGATCACTCGGTTGCCGTTGTAGTCGGTGCTGCCGCAGCGCATCTGCACGGGCTTGTAGTCGTACCCCTTCGGCACATAGACGGTGGTGGTGTTGTTACACATACGTATCTCCTTGGCTTGCGTGTAAGAAAAACCCCGCTTGCGCGGGGTGTTCAGGGTTAGTCGTCCCACTCGTCGAAGTGATCGTGAGCGTACTCACGCAGTTCGTGCGGCGACATGGCTGCGACGATGGATGTCGCGACTGCCAGTTCGTGCTCGTCCTCGGGGAGTGAGTCCACTACGTCCTCAAGCACGTAGAAGCGCAGCAGCTCGGTGTCGATTGCGGTGGTCATGGCGTTAGCCCTCCGTGTGGTCGGTGAATTGCGAGGTCAGCGGCGGCTGGCCTCACTCAGGAAGTCCCCTTCGGGGACTGTGCGCGTGAAGTCGGGAATAGCGGCAGACATTCGCCTGCGATGGGCCGTCCGTCCTGCGCGTAGCGGACTTCGCCGCATCCGAGCATGAAATTGGCGAAGCTCCACGCAAGCACATACGCAAGGATGACCAGCAGCAGGGCTTTGCCTGCGTAGTCGGCCAGTCTCGCGTACAGGCGTTGTCGTCGTTTTCGGTTGTGCATGGGAATTTCCTCCGTGCGTATGCGATGGGCCAAAAAAAACCCGCAAGGGGCTTTCGCCCCTGCGGGTCTGCGCGTTACTTGCGTGCGGCCATGACCGCGTTGAAGAACGCTGCCAGCTTCGCGTCATCCATGCCTGCGAGCGAACGCGCCAGCGTGTTCACGTCCAGCCCTGCCTGCGGCTTCGCCGCTGGCTTGCGAGTGCGCTTGGCGGCAGCCTTCGGCTTGGCCTTCGGCGAAGCCTTCGGCTTCGCATCACGCGCCTTGACGCTGCCCCAAGCCTCGCGCTTGGCTTCGCCAAGCGACGCATACGCGACCATGCGTAACTCGTCGCCAGCCTTCGCAGCCGTCGCCATGTGCGCCCAACGTGCGCGTTTGGACACGCTTGCGCGTGCCTCGATCTCGGCGGTCAGGGCCTTACGGCCCTTCGCGTCTGCGTGTACCCATGCGTCTGCGGTTTCGCGTGCGGATTTGTTCATAGCGGTTTCCTCGTGTGTACGTGTGTGCGCTCGCACCACGGCGAGCGGCGAGATCGGCGACCTCGCACCCAAGAAGTCCCTTCGGGATACGCGCACGTGTAACGCACGGACGACACATTTCGGCCCACCGGCTAAGGTTCTGTTTTGTAATCCCAATGCCCCTTAAGGGGCATTGTGAGTGCCCACTTACGCCGCAGCCCGCAAACGTCCGTGCATGCGACACGTGCATACACCCCTACGAGGGGGGCGGAAACCGAGCAAAATCAACCACTTAGCGGCTGGAGTGGCGTGTGTGTGTCACGGACGTGTGACGCAGGCAGGCACAGGGGGGCGGGGGGGTGTCCCGCCGGCGCGAGTTGGCCGGGATTGCCACCTCCCCTACCCCAAAACCAATCGGAGCAATTTTTGAAAACGTCAGAAGAACCAAAAACACCGCTCAAAACCAGAAAAGTCCCGACTGGCGGCTCTGGCTATCAGGTCGAACTCATCTGCAAATGCTGCGGAAAGCCATTCTGGACCCGCGAAACACACGCAAATCGCGCAAAATACTGCTCCATGGACTGCCGAAAGTCGGCGCCAGACGTAAGAAAAGGAAAAGAAATGTCCGCACTTATCGAGAAAACCCGCTTCACGCCCGCAGAAGCAGCGAAAATTCGCAACCAAATCGCATCCTATATGCGCAAACAGATCGAAACGGCCAACAATGTCGTCATGGGCGTCACCGAATGGAACCCGACCCAAGCCCGCGTCTTCTCCACCCTATTAAATAAGGTCGTCCCCGACCTAAACGCCTCTTACGTCCAGCACGAACACACAACCAAACAGCTCACCGACCTCACCCGCGAAGAACTCGAGGCCATCGCCCAAGGCGTCAAGACCATCGACGTCGAAGCCGCCGACTACAAGGACATCACCGATGAAAATTAAGAACCAGCAAGCCGACGCCCTAAAATCTTCCCTCACTCTCCACGAATTCGGCGCCGCCATGCGCCAGCTCGACCTCAAAAACGTCCCCAAAGAAAAACAAACCCAAGCCATCATGGACCACCTCATGGCCATCATGTCCTCAACAGTCGAGGACCGCGAAGCCGCCTACGAAATCCAAGCATCCCGCCTATTGCGAGCAAAACTGAATGGCTGAACGCAAGAAATCCCTCACCCAAGCCCAGATCGCGAAGTACCTACTCAAGCTCCGCGACGCTCAAGAAGGATTCAAGTCCTTCGTCGAACTCATTTACCCCGACTGGCAGCTCGCAGACTTCCAACTCGAACTAATCGACGCCCTCGACAAGCTCGAAAAGGACGAACTCGGCGTCAACAACCTCCTCATCACCATGCCGCCGCGCCACGCCAAGTCCACCTTCGGCACCGTCCTCTTCCCATCCTACTTCATGGCCCGCAACCCACAGCGCTACATCATGTCCTGTAGCTACAACTCCCAACTGGCCACCGACTTTGGCCGCCAAGTCCGCTCGGTCGTCGAAACCAAACAAATTGGCCAAGCCTTCCCCGACTTCACCCTCTCCACCGAGTCCCGCGCCGCAGATGTCTGGCGCACAGAAGTCGGCGGCGCCTACTTCGCCGTCGGCGTAGGCGGCACTACCTCTGGCCGTCCTGCCAACCTCCTCCTCGTCGACGACCCAATCAAGTCCCGCGAGGACGCCGAGTCCATGACCCAGCGCAACAAAACATGGAACTACTACACCTCCGCTCTCGCCACCCGTCTCCAACCAGAACCCAACGGCGCACCCCCAAAACAAATCGTCATCCTCACCCGCTGGCATCCCGACGATCTCGCCGGACGCCTCATGGCCTCCGACGACTGGAAAGAGGGCCGCTGGAAGCACATCAACTTCCCAGCAATCAAGCTGGTAAAGGGCCGCAAGGTAAGTAGGCGCACACTTCCAGAAACCGACCCCCGCTGGCTCGACAGCAAAGCCTACGCAAAAATCTCCTACTCCAAGCGCGACGTACACCTCGAAGAGGAAGCCCCCCTCTGGCCTGAACGCTTCCCGCTCGAAGACCTCAAGCGCCGCCAACGCCTCAACCCCCGCGAGTTCGCATCTCTCTACCAACAACAACCGTACATCGAAGGCGGCAACCTCATCAAAACAGAGTGGTGGCAAAAGTACCCAGCCGACCTCTCACCAGAAAATTTCGTGTCCCTCATCATCTCCGTGGACACCGCCTTCAAGAAAACCGAAACTGCCGACTACTCCGTGGCCGTCACCGCTGGCATGGACAAAAACGGCGACATCTACATCATCGACATCATGCGAGGCAAGTACGACTTCCCCGAACTCAAACAGCGCCTCATCCGCCTCAACAACCGCTGGCGCGGCAAAGGACTCCGCGCCATCTACATCGAAGACAAAGCCTCGGGCCAGTCGCTCCTCCAAGAACTCAAAAGGGAAAGCGGCATCTCCGTCATCCCGTACAAAGTCGTCCACGACAAAGTCGCCCGCGTCAACGCGATCCTCCCGATCATCGAAGGTGGCCGCGTCTTCATCCCCGACGCCGCCCCATGGCTCGACGAATTCGTCGACGAAACCGTCTCCTTCCCCAACGGAAACCATGACGACCAAGTCGACGCCGCCACAATGGCCGTCGACATTCTTAGCCGAACATCTATTTCGCCGGAAGCGTGGGCGCTCCACACAGACCCCTCCCAATCCCTAAGCAACACAGAAAAGGACTGGGGCAAGTCCCTCCTAAAAACGGTCAATAAGGCTGCAACCAAATGGCGCGGCTGGGGACTCTGAAAGGACGACACAACATCCACCCAACTCTAAACTCAAAATATGAGCGTAAACGGTCCACGAAGCACACCCTCCCAACCCTACGTCAGCGCCGAATACAATCCCGGCCCTAGCGAAGGTGTTGTTGTCGATCTCTCCGAGTTCGCGGAGCGCCTCGTCAACTACGAAGACATCTCCGCCGAACTCTCGGAAGAACAGGAGCGCCGCCTTGTCGACTACGTAAAGTCGATGGTCGACATGTCCTACTTCAAAATCCGCAAACGCTACGACCACTGGAAAGAGGCCGACCGCGCACACGACGTCTACGTCCCTGCCGACACCACCGACTTCCGCGAAAAGGCCGTCATCGCCGACACCCGCGCAATCGCGGACACCGTCCTAACCTACATGATGGCCGCCCTCGGTGGACGCAATCCGATGTTCCAACTGGAAGGACTCAACCGAAAGTCCCGCAAGTCCAGCCTCATCCTCGAGCGCGTCCTCCACCAACAAATGCGTCGCACCGCAGGCGAAGCCCGCCTCGCCCAACTCTTACTCGACAGCATCCGCTATGGCTTCGCACCCACCAAAGTAGTTTGGGACGCCAAAACAAACCAAAACCAGCTCGTCAACTTCGACCCACGACGCTGCTTCCCCGACCCACGCGTCAACTGGGGCGACTGGGAAAACATGCAGTACATCGTCTTCGCCGACTATGTCTCATACAACAGCCTCCTCTACTCTGGCCTCTACCCAAAACTCAAAAAGTTCCCGCACCTGCGCCACAAGATCAGCCCCCCGCGCAACAGTTGGAACGCCCACCACTGG